TTTGACAGTACCGTCGTAGAGCCAACTGGGAAATTTACCCCCATTCCGATGGACGACTATTTGGCTATTATCACCGACAGCGAGATGAAGGATACAAAGAAGGGTGATGGAAAATACTTGCTTTTAACATACGAGGTGATTGAAGGCGATTTCAAGGGAAGAAAGATTTTTGAAACGCTCAACCTTGTTAACTCTAATCAGACCGCTGTTGAAATTGCACAGCGCGCGCTTTCTGCTGTTTGCCGTGCAACGGGTGTTCTTCACCCGAAGGATAGTTCCGAACTTCATGGGAAGCCGCTTGTGATTAGTGTTGGTATTCGTGCGGGGTCCAACGGGTTTGAGGATAAGAACGTAATCCGTGGTTATTCGCGCGTCGATGGAAAAGAACTTAAGGATGTGACCGATGCAAGTGCGCCGGTTAAGGGTGCAGCAACAACGACCAAACCAAAAAAACCTTGGCAAAAATGAAAAATTTAACCTCTTTTTTCGGTTAGTTGTTCCGGAGAGAAAGGTGTTTGAAGGAGATTTAAAACATGTTGAAAACACTAGTTATTTTGAATTGTCTACAATGTTATCATTTTTATAATGCAGAAGGTTCGGAACAAATACCACGGAGAAAGTTTATCCGCTTGTGGGCATCCGGATATTGGACATAAGTGTATAACATATGCAGAACAAGAGTCTTTTCCGGAATGGTGCCCATTATGATTGAAATTGTTATTCCGCTATCACAAATATTAGATGTTATACCTATTGAAATTATATTTTCAATATTCTTGATGGTCATTGGAGCATCATTGATTTTTATATTTGAAAGTGATCTGCAATTGGATATATTGGGAGCATTGTGTATTTGTATGGGATTAATATGTTTGTTGCAGTATATTTTGGGTTTCATGATTATTTCGTCAATGTCCCCAATTCCTCGTAGTTTTATGAATATAACATTTCCAATATCTGTGAAGGTAGTTTGAAATGATAACAATAAAATTTTCTTTTGCGTGGATATTGTGCGCATTGATGGTATTGGTTGTTGCTGTGATGATATATTCGGTTTTTGGAAATCCCGAAAAGATATTAGAAATAATTTGTATTGCTATTATATTAATATTGGTAATTGATGTATTTTGTATAATTGGTTCTGCTTTGTATATGTCTCATCCAACAAACGGATGGAAAGTGGGAAATGGTGCATGTTCACAATTTAATTATACATCAAATTCATTTGATAATCCACAACCATGTATAATGCCTACACAACAAGATAATCCATATGAACAGCAGCCGTTACACCCCATTGCGTGGATGGCAGGTTTTGTTTGCATTATATCAAAAGGTTTGGCAGGCGCGATTAATTTAAAGGTGACGTAAAATGGCCCAACTACCAATCCAACACCAACCAACAGTTGATAAAATTTATAGATATTATGTTGATAAAAATATAGAATGGCAAAGACCACATTTGGGAGCGTCGCAGATTGGTGAAGATTGTTTAAGAAAACTATTTTATTCTTTTAGGCATTGCTCATCTCCTAATTTCATTGGTAGGATGCAGAGGCTTTTTACCACAGGCAAAATTGAAGAGGGCCGCGTAATAGATGATTTAAGAAATATCGGTGTATGTGTTTACGATAGAGATCCATCTTCTGGAAAACAGATTTCGTATAAAGAAGAAGGGTGCCCGCATTATAGCGGAAGTTTGGATGGCATCTGTAAAGGAATATTGGAGGCTCCAGAAACGTGGCACGTTCTTGAAATAAAGTCGGCATCCAACAAGTATTTTAATGCCATAAAAACAAAAGGTGTTCAGAAAGTGAAGCCACTCTATTACTCCCAGTGCCAAGCGTACATGAGATGGGCGAAATTAACACGAACTTTCTTTGTGGTGGTAAATAAAGACACAGATGAAATATGGGCAGAGCGTATATATTATGATAAAACCTTTGCAGAAAATTTAGCAAACAAAGCAAAGCGTGTGGTATATTCTAACATTCCATTAGAAAAACTTGGTGATTCGGAATCATCCTTTTGCTGCAAATTCTGTGACCACGCGGAGTTATGCTGGCACCAAAAATTACCTCTCGTTAGTTGTAGAACGTGTAGTTTTTCCACTCCTGAAGTTGATGGCACGTGGACGTGTGGACGTGTGGAGAAACATGTGATTAGTGAGTTTGAACAGAAAGCAGGGTGTGGGAATCACATTTTTATTCCAGAACTCGTACCCCTCCCGTTAATTGGAGCAGACCCGGAAGCAGGGACCATAGAATACGAGGGAAATATTATAAACGGACCGGGGTTTATTAAGAGTGCGGATTTGGAAAAGTTTATAAATAAGAAAAATATCTAATATTTAAATATTTCTATTTTATTTAATAACGCGTCCTACAAAAGTATAAATAGTTTTGAGATCATATATATTATACGTATGACACTTGAAAAACCAAAAGACAAAGAATGCGGAAATTGCTACTATTGCGTTTCTACATTACTAGAACGTCAAGAACCAGTAGGATTATTCTCATCCAAAATGGTTCGAGAATCAATTGAAGCGTTCTGGTGTAGGAGAACTGCACCATCTCCTGTTATGATAAGCACAGGAACAATATCTTATACAGTAAATGTTGTTACGAGACCACTTTGTAAAGAAGGTGTTCCTGTTGATCCAGATTATTGGTGTGGGGAATATAGAAGGAGGGAATAGAAATGGTAGAAGAATTTATAGAATGTTCCCGTGTTTTTAATGGAACTGTGTATCATGATTATATTACAATAACAATGTGTAATATGGGTCAATATAATGAAGAAAATTATTCGCAGTATTTGACCATTACAGAAACAAAAGAACTTATTAAGAAGTTGCAAAGACTTGTGGAGTTGAAATAAAATGACCCACTACTATTGTTACGAATGCAAAAACGGCCACGGAGAATCAAACGGCCCGTGCGAGTATATTGATCCAATCGGAGAACTTCATAATGCAGACCACATTAAATGCTCAATTGGTGATGCAAAGTGGGTACGTAAAAGTGTGAATGTTGTGGGAAGGAATGTTGATGCAAACCTACGATGAAGACGAACTTGAATCCCTTTTAAAAGATATTAGGAATTATAAAAACAATAACCCGAGCGATACAGATGCAAGAATCTGTCCTTTATGTGGGGATATCACTGTTTCGAGCAAAAAAGGATATCACAAATTCAGTTGTATGTGTGATTATGATGATTAGAAAAGAAATCAAAACCTTTTCTGAAGACATGGAAAAGCAACTTAAAGAAAACGACTACAAAGAACATTGGTCAAAATCCAATTATTCCTATTTGATACAGCGATTGCATGAAGAGGTTGACGAACTCGACGAAGCATTATCTTCTTTTGTTATTGGTCAAGCGATACCACAGGATCTTTCCGGATCGTATTCCATTGAGCAATATGGTGAAGTTGTTGAAGAATGTGCAGACGTTGCGAACTTTGCAATGATGATTGCAGACAATCTTAAAAATAAACGCGAGAACGATGGAGATGTTGAGTATTTTACCAGAAGGGTGATTAGGAGATAACCATGTGCATCAAAACAACTTCAATCAAATACACAAACACTAATTGTTGCAACAACCCAACCTGTGATGTTTCATTATCTCCACCGTTTCTTGAGAAGGCGCGGTGTTTTAATTGCGGGAAAGAATGCTCGGGTTGCGGGAAAGTAAGTAATAACAACCATTAAATACTTACGCGTTCTATACATATATATGATACAATTTCCACTATACCTACCCGATCTGCAAGGCAGCATCATCACCGGTGTCAATGTAGATACGCTCAAAGTAAAACTTACAGACGGTAGGATTGCTACGGTTAAGATAAATAGTGATGAATTTGAAGCAACATATGAGGGGGAGTATGAATGAAACCAAATAACGAAACTGATCTCTTCGGAATGTTTAATTTTGCCATATTGTTAATTTCGGTTGTTGTAATAATTTTTGTATTTACTGCGGTATTTCCATATATGTCGGCACAGCAAGCCCCGGTGTGCTCGTCATTACATGAAATAATTCAATCGGTTACCCCGATTTATTCTACAGAAGATGGAACTGCAACCGAAGGGAATTTCTTTTTAGGATGTGGGTATATTAATACATATCTAGTGTATTTTGTTTATACCGGAGATGACATTAATGGATTCAAACGAGAAATGATACGTGCAGATAATGTCGTAGTATTTAGAGATTCGGTTGTTCCATATATGATAAAGAAGACTGTTTATAAAATGACTGTGGTGGATGCAATGACACAGGTAAAAGGATGTTTATCCAATGATGTTATAGAGTTGCATGTTCCGAAGAATACATTGATTAAGGATGTGTGATTTATATATGGTAGCGAAAGAACAAAAAGATATGACGAAATCTGATCTTCAAAGATGTTCTCATTGCGATGAACCAACCGGAAGGTGCGAAGAAGATTCGCTATATTCCACTCTGCTTGATGGTATTGAACGCGGTCCCCTTTGCGAATCGTGTTTCGATATGTTTGAGAAGGAACGAAATAATTTAACAAAGTGGAGTATTGGGTAATAAGGAGGAATAAATTATGGCAAAACAAATTACTATTAAAGATGACGAAGAGATTGTAGAAATAGAGATTAAGAAAACCGGCAAAGTAGAAATTGCTGCGGAAGATATGACAATTAATAAGAAAATGGGTAGTGGTTATATCTCGCACTTTTTCCACGATGAAATTTATGAAGGACCGTGTAAGGTTATTTTGATTCGCAAGAAACATGATGTGGATGTTATTAATAAGAATGGGGATTTGGTGGAATAAATTATGAAACACCCATATAATAATATTGAGCATTTACAACAGGTACAGAAATTCCGCGACGATACGAATGCGTATTTTCACGCCGAAATTAAACACGCATTTGCCCCAAAAATTAAAAGTGGGGGTATTGCAATTTCGTGTGGGTGGAACACAAATGGCTTTGGAAAAACACTGGGATTCGAAATAGTAGAGATATTAGTAGTTCCGCATGGAAGCAGTCATAATGATACACTCGTTACTGTAGAGAGGAAGGTAGAATGACATATACCCCCGAACTACGTAGCATCCCGTTAACATGTTTCGATTGTGATAACTATTCGTTATTCTTCGATGGCAACGGGATGGCGCACAAATGTAACATCAGGCAACCCGGAATACTGATTTTCCGGCATCCTATCGATTGCAAAGAATGGTGTGAATATGGCGAGTGTCCGATGGGATATAGAGTATGATCCCCGAACTCCAACGCTTCACCGATGGTCTCTACGTTATCGTAGGATCTCATTTAACTATTGAAGAAGCGCGCGCACAATTTGGAAAAGAATATGATTCGGAAGTAGATAACGACACCCTCACAGAAATTGATTCTGTGAAACATTGGTGGGTTCGTTATGAATACATCGGGGAAGACAATTGTCCAGACGACTACGATGATCCAGAACCGGGCACGCGTCTGTGGATGTTGAAAGAGCAGACGAAGAGACCAAAAGGTGTTGTGAGAAAGGCGACGGTGATTAATTATGGATGACACGTTGAAATTTAAACAACCAACCGATAAAATCTGCCCACTTGTAAAAGAACCATGCATAGGAAAAGAATGTAGTGAATTTTCACCTCGATATAAATTTAGAGGTTCTTACAATGTTGGTATCCAAGACGTAGCAGTAATGATATGGTGTTGGTTACGAAGAGTTGAGTATGTAGAGCCGATGTATATTGGAACAAACGGGCCGGGATGCAATCAAAATATGCGTGCGGTTTATAGATGGGATGGCATGGAGATAGAGGACAGAACGGGGGATATAAGGAGATGACCTACCACTTTAAAATAGTAATCGAAGGCGACTCCGAAGATAAAGAAAGTATAGAATCTTTATATCAGAATCTTAAAGGAGAAGTTTGGCACGAGAATTCTATCATACACGACCCAGAAATAACTTCCACAAAAACTCGCTGCTATCGTTGCGGTGAATATTGTGAATGGAATGGGCCTGCGAAAACATACCCGAAGATTTTAGACTTCAACGGACATCCCGCGTGTCCCTTGGATTCACCAATGCCGAAAGAGTTTCGGGAGGATGGGCTGTGACCACATTAAAAGACAACGTGCGTGATTGTGGTTATAATTTTGAAGGTGATTGCACAAATGAAGATCTCGGATTTTATGGTTTGGAGTGTCCATTTAAAACGTTTTGTGAATGTCCGGTGCATAATGAGAAACTATAAATCTTTATATCGCCAATAGATGATTATGACATACCACTTTAAGATTGTAATTGAAGGCGATTCCGAAGATGAAGAAAGTATAAACGTGTTGTATCAGAACTTACAAGGAGAAATATGGCACGACAATTCTATTGTGAGGGAACCGGAGATTGAAGAATGTTAAAGGATCAATATTGTAAAACATGTGCGTATGCGGAATATGTTTGCAAACCACAAAATGTTGTTTGTATTTGTAAAGAACATGGGATTGGTATTCCCAATTCCGCGTTTGAAGTTTTGAAAGTTGTTGGTTGCTGTGGGTATCTATATGATAAAAAGGGATTGACTGATTTTGAAAGGAGTTTTTACAAAAAATAGAAATTAATTCTTCTTCTGGTTTTCTTTATTTCGTTTTAAGGATTGTCTCATTTTAATAATGGGTCGAAGTTCTTTTCTAGTATAGGTTGTTTTCATTCCTTCCTTATATTTCAATATTTTTGTACGTTTTTCAGATGCCATGTTAAATAATATATTGTTTAAGTATATAAATCTTTTCTTTACATCGTTAACAAATTAAACCAACACCTTTAAATACAATCAACGCGTATAAGTAATCATGACGTATAACCTTGTTGCAAGAAATATCGGTGTTGATTCCGGAACAATTCTTTTGGCGGATAAAGATTTTTATGGTGTTGATCATAAAGAAATCGGTAAGAAGTATCAGAAGGTCTTTAAGGTCGAACCGGGTAACTACAAAGTAAATTGGAAAATTAAAGATACATTCGATGGAGACGTTGAAGAAGTTGGGGAAGTTAACGTTACATCCGGAAAACTCGTCGTAAGTGATCCCTGTTATATTGTTCCCGAAGATAAGTGGGATGAACTTCTAAAGACCACTAATTATTTTGAGAAAGAACCCGAAGGAACCGTGGTATTGAATAAGATGGGTGGGGATGGAATTTATAAAGTTGAGATGGTTTTGGAGAAGGTTTAAAATTTTTTTTAATTTATCAATAACAGAAAGTTTTATATACTATTAAAGCATATATAGATAGATACTGATTTTGAGGTAATATAATGGAATGTATTTATTGTAAAAAGGACGCCGCGCGTAAGAAAGGATTAAATACTCTTTCTGGTGGAAAGAAACAACAGATATGGCATTGTCGAGAGTGTGGAAAAACATTTCAAACCCGGCTGGAAGATGGTAGTGTAGTGAGTTATTGAATGGAAGAAGTTAAGACGAAGGTTTGTTCTAGGTGTAAGAGAGTATTACCATTAACAGAGTTTGGAAAGGGTAGTGGTAACAAAGATGGACTTCAAAGATGGTGTAAAGAATGTCACTTTGAATATAGATTAAAAGTAAATCCAAATACGAAACACAGAAAACACTATGAATCTGACAAACCCGAAGAAAAAACGTGTCATAAGTGTGGATTGATTAAACCTCTCGATAGTTTTAATAAGAATAAAACAGAATTTGGTGGTTTAAGTAATTGGTGTAAAGAGTGTAACTTGGAATATCAACACAGCCGTAAACCAAACTCTAAATATAGGGAAAAATATATTTGTGAACCCGGTAAGAAATACTGTTCCGTATGTAAAACACAAAAGAGTGTGATCGGTTTTTCAAAAAATAAAAATATAAAGGATGGATTATCTCGTACGTGCAAGGATTGCGTTCGCGAGTATTATTTGAGCAAAAATCAAAATAGAAAACACCGTAAGAAGAAAAGGACCAAAATTGGGTTTAAAATATGTAGTAAATGTGGTATGGAAAAACCATTTCACGAATTTGGAAGGAAACCCACGGGTGTTTTTGGTTTAAATTCATTATGTAAAAAATGTGTGAATGAAAATAGAAGGGAATATAGAAAAAACAATGAAGAAAAAGTTAAAGAATTCAATAAAAAATCATATTTGAAAAGCAGTAAGCATAAACCACAACCAGAAAAAGTAAAAATATTGTGTAAACAATGTGGAAATATGTTTGAAGTTTCTCCATGTCGTGATTATAGACAATTTTGTTCTACTGAATGTTATCAAAAATATTCTGTTGGGGAAAATAATGGATTCTATGGAAAAACACATAGTTTGAAATTTAGAGAGCAAATGAAAAATTTAAAGTTGGGGTCTGCGGATTCAGAAGAAACAAAAAATAAAAAGCGCATTGCGAATTTAAAACGATATGAAGATCCGAAAGAACATGAGAGAACATCAGCAGCAAATAAAAAGCGTTTTGAAGATCCGCGTCAAAGAGAAATACAAAGGATAAATCAATTAAAAGCATTTGAAGAACACCCAGAAATTAAAGAAAAATCGATACGAACATTAAAAACATTGGTAAAAACAGAAAAACATAAAAGAAATATCGGTCTAGCGTTACGTGGAGAAAAAAATGGGTGTTGGAAAGGTGGTATTACAAAATTGGATGTTCAAATTCGTTCATGTACCAAAATGAAGTTGTGGAGGCTCGGTGTTTTAAAACGCGATAATTATGCTGATGCATTTAGCGGAGTAAAGGGGACACAGGAAAATCCAGTAGATGTTCATCACTATATTAAATTTTCTATACTTATGGAAAAATATAATATAAAATCTTTAGAGGAATCCGAAGCATGTGAAGAATTGTGGGATCTCGACAACGGGGTAACAATATTAAAATCAACACACGATAAACACCATTATAAGTGGGGGTTGTAGTTTTTAATGACGCGTATTAGAAATCTATAAATACTTTCCGTTACTATCTATATTAATGACTGTGGAACTCCGAGACTATCAAAAAGAAGCCATTGAAGCAATATATTCATATTTTGATAGAGGAGAAGGAACAAAGCCCCTCGTTAGCGCCCCGACGGGAAGCGGAAAATCAATTATCATGGGTCAGTTCATTAAAGAAGTTTGTAATGAAAATCCACGTGTTCGTGTTATGGTCATCACCGATTCCCGTGATTTAATTTCACAAAATGAAAAACAACTTCGTAATATTTGGCCGGAAGCAAAAACTGGTATTTATTCGGCGGGGCTTGGTAAAAGACAATCGGATGAGAATATCAGAGTTTTGTTTTGCGGTATTCAATCGGTATCAAAAAAGGCATTTGATCTTAGAAAATTTGATATAATCATAATTGATGAATGCCACCTCGTGGGCCGAGATTCGGAAACAAGATATCGTCGTTTCCTTAAAGACGAGTTGGTTGTTAACCCCCGCGTCGTAGTAATTGGTTTTTCCGCAACAATCTATAGATTGGATTCTGGGATGTTATACGACGGAAAGGATGCTCTTTTTGATGGCGTTGCATATGTCTGCGATATGAAAAGATTAATCAAGGAAGGATATTTGTGCCCTGTTGTATCAAAAGGCGGATCAAAAACAATTGATTTATCAAATGTGAAGATACAGGCGGGGGAATATAATCAAAAAGATCTCGCTTTTGCCGCTGATACTGACGAACTTGTTAAACATGCCGTCAGAGAAATTGTAGAATGTGGAAAAGATCGACGCGCATGGATTGTGTTTGCTTCGGGCATTAATCATGCAGAACACGTTGCCAGAGAAATTCGCAAGTATAAAATAGAGTGTGAAGTTGTAACCGGTAATACATCAAATGAAGAAAGAGATAGAATAATTGAAAAGTTTAAATCTGGTAAACTTCGGTGTATGGTTAACGTCGGAATCTTTACTAAGGGATTCGATGCGCCTATCTGTGATCTAGTTGCTCTTTTGATGGCAACAAAATCTACAGCGCGCTACGTGCAAATTGTTGGACGGGCAATGAGACCATTCCCACCGTCGAAGCGAGACGCATTGATTCTCGATTTTGGCAACAACGTTTTAACGCACGGGCTTATTGATGAAGTTGATCCAATTAAAAAGAAAAATGTGTTTGGATTAGAGCCAACTAAACCACCAATGAAAGTGTGTCCCAACAATAAATGTCAAGCAATCATCCACGCTCGCATAATGAAATGTCCATCGTGTGGATACGATTTTCCATTACCAGAAGCAGAAGCAAAGCATGGAACGGAGGCGTACAGCGGGCCGGTAACGAGTGATCAAGTTACTCCTTTTATTGTAGATGTAGCTAGCACTTGGGTATCGAAACACTCCAAACCGGGAAAAACGCCGAGCGTAAAACTCGAATTTATTGATAAAATGGATCGCGCTTATCCGATCTGGATATGCCTCGATCACAAGGGGTATCCGGCAGAAAAAGCGCGAGCGTTGGTTAAACAATTCGGTGGAACTGCTACCGATGTGGATAGTGCATTAAAAGAATATAAAAATTGGAAACAAGTAGAAAAAATAGAGGTTCGTCCTGATGGGAAATTTTTCCGGGTTTCGGGCTTCGTATTTAAAAAGGGAGTAACGACACAGCAGAAGTTGTTGGGGGAATAGAATGAAATTTATATGCTGGATAGATCATGGAATGTTTTATTTTAGTGTTATAATGTTATGGTTTATATTCACTATAATAGGATTACCAATGTTTGATATATACGACAAAGGAATTTTGTTATTTTGTTCGGTCGCATCAATCATTTTTGGATTCTTGATAGCATTGTTGTGGGCGGATGAATTTGGAGATGGTGTAAAATGAAAGACGAGTATATAGCAATAATTGTTTTTATAATAGCATTCGTTATATTTGTATACGTAATTGGTGGTATGATGCATAACGACGCAATCCAAGAATCAATGTTGATTTGTATGAATTCTGCTATGCACACCAATAGAAGTTTACCAGTAGAAGAAGCAGCAAGGATTTGTGGGGGATTTGTTAAATGAAAGACAAACACGTAGCAATGCTTGGTTTTATTACAGGATTTATAATTGTGATATGTATATCGGGGATATTTTTATATAACACATATGATATACAATACAAAACCAATGATACTAGCAACATCAGATATTGTGATCTTTTATGGAATTCTTTTGGTATCGATATAAATTACAACATCACGAATGACGATTATATACACAATGATTTTTCATATATCCCACACTATGTAAAATTTCATATTTATCCGAATCAACCGGGAATAAACGTTTCTATAAAAATGAATGATGACTGTTTTAAAGATTCCAAAGTGATAACGAAATACACCGATAATAATTCCGAAATAATACTCCCTATGATAAGCAGTGCAAAGTATAATATACTTATAGATTATAATAGATGTAGTTATTATATTTATCCCGTTGAATCGTATTATAAGATTACATGTGGAGAGTAAAATGAAATATAACTACACCGACGAACAGCGCCAAGAAACAATTAAATTATTAATGAACATCCAACTTCACATGCCGTGGAAGAAAGCGCGGTGTGAATGCGAACACATAAACGAATCGATAAAGGGAATTTATGAAATTTTGGATATGGTGAAACACCAGACAAACCAACCGGAGAAATAAAATGACAACATCAAATTATTACAACTACACCCAAGAACAACGCGACAAAATAGTTGAACTGCTTTTGAAAATACAAATGAATATGGATAACCCGGAAATTGTTGATGAAACGGTCAAAGATATTTATAAGATTTTATATAGTGAGACCAAACAAAAGATTTATAATCCGGTAACCGGAACGTATTATAATATTAGGAAAAGATCGAGCGTGTATGATGGAGAAGTGAAGGGGTTGTGGGATTATAATAAAAAGAAAAACTAAAGTAACACAATCAAGTGAGGCATCGCACCAATATGGGTTTTTAATTTGGTTCCATCGAAAGTTCCCCGATGTTCTCATTTATCATTGCCCGAATGGTGAGCGGCGCTCAATCTCCGTGGCTGTAAAATTAAAGAAGATGGGCGTTGTGGCAGGGATACCAGATTTGTTTGTACCATCGTGGAAATTGTATATAGAACTTAAGCGAGAAAAAGGTGGTGCTGTTTCACCGGCACAAAAGAAGATAATGTTGTACTTGCAGAGAGTAGGATATACAGTTTTCGTTTGTCACGGGGCGGAAGAAGCATCTATAAAAGTCCTGAAGTTTTTGGAGGAAAATAAATGAGATACAATAATTGTTATTGTGATTATGATAGTAATAGGTTATTTTGGTCTGCGCTTGCAGAAGTATTGATCGAAAGATATTGGATATTTAGAAAACAAAAGAAATTTTTATTTTGGGATTATACAGAACAAATTGATGTTCGCTTGCCAAAAGATTATCAATCTCAATATGAACAGAAGAAGATTGAATTTAAAATGAAGTGCGTTGAACTTGTTGATCAAGGATATAATAACGGATATATGACTGAAGAGTTGTTAGAACGATGGAGAAACGAAATCTCTAGTTATCTTATAAATAAAAATGTTGTGTGGGAATAAATGAACAAAACACTCAATGAAGGTATTTGATGAAGAAAATAATCTATCCTGAAGATCCAGAATATGAAGATTATAAAGGAATTTATGATGAATGCGAATCCTGCCACGCCCTAGTAAATTTTGATTTGTTGGATGACGAAGATATAATAATGCAACACGAAGGTATGGTAGATTATTGTGGATTCAAAGTTGCTGCGCCGGACGCGGTTGCAGGGTTTGTTTGTCCGCAGTGTGGAAACAGGAACTATTTTTGAATTATGAAAGATCTCGTTTTTATTGATCCACCAGAACCAAAGAAATCGCGAATAAGAGATTTTTATCATTTGAAATGGGTTTTGATTTCGATTGGTATAGTTAGTATATCTACCATTTTTCAATATATTCAAGACCCTACAACACTCACAACGATAGGATTTTTTTATACTACATTGATAGAAAACGTTTCTCCTGTTATTAGTGTCGCATCTTCAATAATAGCAGCGATAATAATTTCTCCCATTGTGGAGTTTGAATGGATATTGATAAAAGAGATTTTAAAAAGATGAGATAAAAATTAATTTATTCCTCCTCACACTCATCCTTGCGCGGTGGGGTGTATTTTTGAAGTTCTGAAGGAAGGGGTTCTTCAATTCCCTCTACATCAAAATCCATAAATTCGCAGAATACACAAGTTATTACGATTGTAAATAGCAAAACGGGAATGAAATACTGATTTCCAGCATTTTTCAGGGTGTCACTAGTTGAAAAGCAACACGCACCGAACCCTACACTAAAAAACCATCCACCGAACATTGCAAGTATTGTTGGTGTTCCGTTCCATCTGTATATATGATGTGTATGATTTCTCGTTTTCCTAATTAACTCCTTTACATATCCTTTTGTCGCCGGCTCGCAATCCGGGTTCTTTGGAGTTACTTTAAACCCACGCATTTCTTCTGGGGTGAAATAAGCAACGTTTCCGTATTTGTCTTCAACTCTAATCATTTTCGCAAACTTCCCATTGTCGTCACGCGGCTGTTTAGTTGTTTCTTTTTTCGTCATTGTTACCAATATACGTATTAGCCTCCAAACATAATAAATCTTTCTATCTGCGCGCTTTAGTATTTTAAAATAAATTTTAATCGTTTCACCACTATACTAAACGAAAACTATTTAAACTAGAAGTGCATATCTTGTTACGTCAATCGACTAACGATTGCACTTTTTAAGGAGAATTTAAAAATGACTGAAATTGTAGGTAAAGAAGTTATTACGCGCGAGAAGGGATACCTTTATTGCGTCACAGCAGAAGGAAATGTAGATCGTATCCCTGCAAAGTCGAACAAGACTGGAAGCCGCAAGACCGTGAGCACGCAGAAGGTTACTAAAGAGAAGGGCTATCTCTACTTTGTTGGTAAGGATGGCCGTGTCGCTCGGTCTCCGATGAAGAATGCAAAGGCTTGAGAATATAATAAATATATAAATTTTTTCTTTTTTGGTTGTGATAACTTGACGGGACTTTTACAAAAAATAAACGCGCAGATAAATGGCGGGACTTTTAGTGTTGATAGGATAATGAGGAGGTATTAGAGAAATGAGGAGTTTGTATAAAAAATGTAAAAATGTTGTTGTTCTAATAATCGTCGGAATAATGATTTTATATTATGCTCGGGCGAGAGAAAACCCCGTCATTTAGGGTTGGGAGCCATCAATTCACTTTCCCCTAACAAAATCATCTTCAAATCTTACAATATCATTTTCTTCTAGATATTCCCCAATTTGAATTTCTATAACTTCTAACGGGATT